CAAATGAGTTATCTGTTAATTGTATTTTTTCTGATGTTAATATACCATCCAAAGCATTATGTCTCATAAAGTTTGTGGTATATTCAAAGTAATGTTTTTTAGGTAATGCTACTACATTGTTAGTTGAATTGTATCCACTTACATCTGTTGGTAGTTCTAATAGTGATTGTATTTTATAACTACCAAATCTCATATAATCTATATTAGTTCCATATAACATACCGAACTCTCTTATTGAATCTACTCTACCATTACTTTCCCAATTTGGATTTACATGATATTTTTCAACATATGCTTGTGATTTATCTAAAGAGTGTGATAGGAATTGGTTTCTTAATTCTACTGAAGATGATACATCTGTATTATCAAACTTAAAAAACTCAACAGGTGCACTATGATTATCATTTAATGCTTTTTGCACCATATCGGGAAACTTAGTACTATCATTTAAAGAACCACTAAGTGTGTTTACAATACCTTCACTACCACTTAAAAAGAATTGTGGTACTGCATCATCATTTGAGTTATCACTAAATATTCGTAATACTTCTGCTCTATTTTTACAATACGAAGAATCAAATAATGCGTTTTCATCATATGCTAATCTAAGAATAAATTTATCAGATGCATCTGAAACTGCTGTTGGATATATTGTATCGTTAGCTTCTAATGTTTTTTCAAATGTTGTTATAAATGTAGCATCTGTAGATATTACAGACTCTAAATGATTCACAAAGTTTACATGCCAAGACTTATATATAACATGTAATGTTGTTATGTTGTTTGTTGATAAAAGATTAATAAAATCAGTAAATACCAAATAGGTATCCATAATATCAGAAAGAACTGCCGTATCTGTATTAAGTTCTAATAATCTAAGATTGTTATTTTCATCCGAAATAAAATCTGCTGAGAAAAAAGTACCCTTCATTTTTTTACCCTATAATAGTTTAATATAAATATGTAATAATTCTTTTTTGTTATAATTTTCCATCATCACGCATTTCTTTTCTGATTTTTGTTGCTGATATTTC